CGCAGCCAAACAAATTGAACTCATGAGCATTGAAAGCGAGCGACTCGACCGAATAGAGCAGCACATCAAAGAGATTAAAAAAGATAGCGAGATTCGCTCAGCCGATATAAAAGAGATAAAACAAGCTCTACTCGGGAACGACCTCAACGGATTTCGTGGCCTTGTTTGGAAAATATCCGACATCGACACGCGAGTGATCGACCTGGAGGAGAACGACGCCGAGCTTAAGGTGTACATCAAACAAGCCAAAGTCATCGCCGTAGCGTTTACGGCCGCCTTAGTTACCTTATTATTCAAAGCATTCTCAAAATGAAACTAAATAACGCGGGTTATCGATTGATTTGTAAATTCGAGGGTTTTAGCTCTAAGCCGTACCTTTGCAGCGCAAAAGTGCCGACCATAGGTTACGGAAATACTTACTATTTAAACGGCAAAAAAGTAACGCTATTGGATAAGCCAATTACCGAACTCGAAGCATTTGAGATGTTTAAGGTTATCGCTGACAAATTTGCGTCCAAAGTGAGTAAACTTGTGACGGCTCCACTTGATCAATCGCAATTCAACGCGCTTGTGTCTCTCTGCTATAACATAGGCGGTGCCAACTTTGAGAAATCCACACTTTTACGCAAGGTCAACTTCAACCACTTTGATCCGTCCATTCGGGCCGAGTTCCTGAAATGGAATAAGGCAGGCGGGAACGTTTTAAAAGGTCTCACAATTAGACGAAAGGCCGAAGCCGACATATATTTTGGAGAGTAAAATAACATACAAGGGCGAAATCGCTCGCGAGTATATAGCAAAGTTTCCCAAGTCATCAACGATGGCAATCTCGAGACTATTGCACCAGGATTATCCGATTGACTTCACAAGCGTAGACAACGCTCGCGGTATTGTTAGAACGCATCGCAACGAACGAAGCGAACGTCAGCAAAAAGGAGCAATCGGAGAACGAACGGAACAAGAAAAAAAAGACTTTATGAAAACAAGCTCATTTGAATTACCCGAAAGTGACTACGAGAAGCAAGGGACGGTCATCGTTCCAAACAAAAACATTTTGTTTTTAACGGACATTCATTTCCCTTATCAAAACAACGACGCGCTGCGATTGGCTATTGACTACGGCAAGGCTGAGAATGTCGACTGCGTGTACTTAAATGGGGACACAATCGATATGTATATGTTATCGCGTTTTATTAAAGACCGACGTTTGCGAAATATGGCCGACGAACTCGAGATGACACGCAACTTTTTAAAGAATTTGCAAGACCACTTCCAGTGTCCGATATATTTTAAGATTGGCAATCACGAAGACCGCTGGCAAAACTTCCTAAAATTACAGGCTCCCGAATTGTTGGGCATTCCCGACTTTGAATTGGCAACGATTTTGCGCTTTGGCGAGTTTGGAGTGCAAGAGGTCAAGTCAAAACAAATCGCAAAAGCGGGTAAATTGCCACTATTGCACGGACACGAATTTTTTAGCGGCTTTGCTCCACCTGTTAACCCAGCGCGTGGCCTTTATATGAAAGCCAAAGAGTCTTGTATTATTGGCCACCACCATAGAACAAGCGAACACACCGAGGTTAATCTTAGCGGAGACGTTACAACCACCTGGAGCGTGGGTGCATTATGCGGATTATCTCCCGAATATATGCCCTATAACAATTGGAACAACGGATTTGCGCACATTCGCGTTGAGAAGGGCGGCGATTATGAGGTCAATAACTTGCGAATTGTAGAAAACAAAATCCGATAAAATGAGATATTTATTGATATTGCTATTATTGGCGAGCTGCGGGGCGCGTAAAGTCAACAAAAGCACAACCGAGACCGAGACAAAAAGCGAAATATCGGTAATTGACTCCACAAAAGTTGTAACTTTTACGGATTCAAGTAGCACAATTTGCACGGATGAGTTTGAGATTACACCAGTGGACACGCTTAAACCGATTGTTATTATAGACAGTCAAGGCAAAAAGACCACAATCAAGAACGGCCGTATTAAGAAACGAACGCAAATAAGCCGATTTAAGGCGGTTAAATCTCAAAGCGTACACAATACACGCAAAACTCAAAAAACTGCGACACAATCGACCAAAGCAAGCGAGAAACACGTTGAGCGCAAAGAGTGGTTCGGTTGGATTTGGTTGCTGCTTATTATTGCGGCAATTCTCTACATTTACCGCCGCTTTTTTATCTCTCGTTTTATTTAGAATTTGTATAAATAAGCATTAAAACTAAACTTTGTTTAATTTTTTGTTGTTTAATTAATTTATTGTTATAGATTTGCTCCAACAAAATCAAACAACTATGAAAACTTTAAGAACTCAAGTAACGAATTATTTAATATTAAAAGGAAATAATATTAACGATGTAAATCAAATGATTGAATTGCATTTTGAAGAAGCAAAAAGATTTAACGATGTAAGAACCATTGCTAATTTTATTAGAAAAATTTATTAATATGAAAATAGGAGATATAGTAAACTATTTTGGAAAAGAAGCCGAAGTAGTTTTATTTAATAATTCACACGTTGTAATTAAATTTAAAGATGGTAGTAAATTATGTACAAAAAAATTAACATTTAGTAAAAAATAAAATTATGACACCAAAAGAAAAGGCAAAAGAATTAGTAAATCAATATAAAAATTCAATAATGTTGTTTGATGATAATATAGATTCTAAAAAGTGTGCTTTTATAGCTATTAATCAAGTTCAACAATTAATTAAAGATTTAAGTTCTTGTAAAAATAGATTTATTTATCTTATTGATGAAATGAATTATTGGAACGAAGTAAAAAAAGAAATACAAAAACTATGAAATACTTTTTACAACATCGCAAACCGCAGTACATTTTTTGTTTAATCTTGGCCGCATATTTTATCGGTCAACTAATATTTAGATCATAATGGAAAACTTAGAACTTGAAATCAAAAAACACGAACGCGCCATTAAAATACTTGAGGCGTACAAAGAAAGCGACCGACGCTACAACGACCACCTAAGAAGGTTTGAACGTAACGAAAAACTTTTTGGGTTGGAGGTAAAATCTTGGAACAAACAACGAATGATTGCTAACTTTAATATTGGCCTTAGATTGGCCCGAATGTATGAGAACTTATAGACTATATTACTACACCGAGCAGTACGATGAGTGCTTTGATTATGACATCGACATTGAAGCCAGCAGCATCGCTGAGGCAGTATTAATTTTTCATCAATCCTCAATAGTTTGCAAGCGCATTTGGCGCGTTGAGGAGTTACCATTTAGACACAAACGATGAGAAACGAACGAGGCGCAGGCCGTAAAACTAAATTTAAGGAAGGCACGCAAACAAAAATATTGCACAAGCTTATCCCAGTAGACTCGGAAAACGAGGTAAAACAATCAATCGAAAATATAATACAAAAATGGAAAAGACAAAAGTAAACCTCAAAGAGGCCAAGAAGTTCGACAAGTGGATGCGCAAAACCGTGAAATCGGTTTACTATTCCGACAACAAAAAAATGTGTAACGCTTATTTAAAAGTTAATTAAAATGGGAGCAACCGCAAAACTATTCTTAGAAAATTCCGAGGAACTTATCACGATGTACGAGCCATCGTTCACAAAAAAAGATGCAATCCTCACTGGCAAACGAATGGTCGACAACGTACTTGAAGAGGGCAACGTCGACAAGCACATGTTTATGGCCAACATTTGCCGACTTAAAGAGGTCGTTAACTCAGCCGACGCGGAAATGCGTAAGCACTTGCCCGAGGAGAAAATGACTTGCTACGGGGTCGAGTTCACTCCAGTGAATGGAGGCGAGACTATAAACTTTGGAGACGATCCAATTTATCAAAATCTTAAGGCCGACCTTAAAGAGCGCGAGGAGCTGCTAAAATTGGCCCTTAAACAAACGCAAACAATATTTGACGCTTACGGTAACGAAGTGCCTCAAGTATCGATAACACCGCGTAAATCAAGTATAACATTAAAATTTTAATTATGGAAGTAGGACAAAAAGTAAGATTGCGCGAGACAAGTATTTTCGTTGCACTGGATGACCGCCACAACCCAAAAGATAAAGAGGGGACAGTTGTCGAAATAGGTAACGAGTCAAAGGACAAACGCAGAACGCAAGAGCTGCCGATTGTAGTTGATTGGGGTGGATTTACAAATAGTTACCGTTATCTCGATTTAAATGAGTTATAGTAGAGCATTAGAGATAGCCGCCAAAATTAAAGACGTT